TTCCCTAAGAACGAAGCTCTAAGAAAGATTATAACAGAATATGGAGAGTATTTTGAAGTAACAACAAACCCAAGACCAGTACCAGAACTAAAGAATGAACTGGCAGTAACTCTCAAAGACGGCGACTTCGTATTCACTACAGAAGTCCGAAATATCAGAATAGTTCAAGAAGACTAAAACCACAGCGGGTGCTCTAAACTCTAGAGTGCCCTTCACGCTGGGCGGGTTCTCAAATCTAGTGGAAACTTTACCCTTAATCGCAATAACTTAGACATAAACCCATAACAGTAAATCACTTAAAAAATATTTTGAGTTGGGAGTAATTGCTTGAAATTAAGACGAAGCTTTAGCAAATTGGAAGGAATAGAAGAAAACGATTATGATTTAGTTGATTTACATAGTGTATGTGAGTTGGCACTTTAAATCATAACCTTCTTGCTACTATCATAAAAATCACAAGGTGAGCTCTTACGCTTATGCGACGAGCTCAACGAGATGTAATCTCATGATAAGCAAGAGTATCAAGAATATTGATAATTGGTGATTGCCTTAGTATTCATACAATATGTTATTATTATACCACGACTTTATCAAAAATGCAAGTTTTGTTTTTCGTAGGGGTATGTTTTTACTCGAAGCAATGCTTTCAGTCAATGTAAAAATAATTTAATTTTTGAAAAAGAGTTGGAAAAAGATGTTATTTAGAGCGTCTACGGTCTCGAGGGCTTCTAGCTGTATATTGAGAAAACTCGTTTGTAATCTTTTGTTGACGACGAACTGCGGCATTTTTAAGTCTTTGTTTCTTCTGTGCTGGTTTCTCGTAGAATTGAAGTTCTCTTAACCTTAGTATAGTACCATTGTTATCCACTTTTCTACGTAGAATTCTTATGGCTTTCTCTACTTGGTTATTATTTATTATTACTTTCAATTCCTCTCCTGTGAAATGTCCAACCACGCTTTCTTAGGTAGTTGACTTGTGATGTGATTGCAGAGGTACTTCGTTGCAGGGTTTCTGCAAGTTCCTCTAGGGGTTTAATGTTATAAAAGTCCTTCAAGAGTTGCCTGTCGGGCGCTGTCCATTGGTTACTTCTATACATTTTCATGTATCTATTATATCAAAATCTTGACCACAAGTCAAGTATTATTTTTAGCAATGGCATAGATTTATCTTGACACATGTTATAAATTCAAGTATAATATATGTAATAAAAATTAAAAAAAGGATGATACATGAATGAAGTAGATATTGCTTACCTAACCTTGCTTATCGTTGGCTGTTATGCTAGCTGGTGGGGTGGAAAGAAAACTGGAATACGAGGTACTATAGAGTATCTAGAGCAACAGGGCTTGTTGGAGTTCGATGACACTCCCGAAAATATATCTTGACTTTTGGTGTCGCTTTTGATATAATATTTATGAAGTGGGCAGAAAAGGTCTGCTCACATTAGCGTCAATACCGAAAGGGTTGGCATAGTATTAACGAAAGTGATATTAGGAGAATTATATGACGATTGATATTAGTAAATTTTGGCTTGGTATGGATAACCAGTGGTTGTTGAACAACACAGATACATCATATCCAAGGTATAACATAGTCGAAAACAGACAGGAAGGCATCTATCGAATAGAAGTTGCAGTACCTGGCTGGGGTAAAAAAGAACTAGAGGTAATTCATGAGAGTGACGTGCTTGTAGTTAAGGGAAATAAGGAAAGAAAACTTGGTGAGAACGAAGTATTCGTACATCAAGGACTCAGTCTTAAATCTTTTGAGCGTAAGTTTATACTTAACGCAGATTTAAAAGTAGACAGTGTCGAAAAAGCAAATGGCTTATTGACAATCGCTTTGTCTAGAACTCCGAATTCAACTAGGAAAGTATTAGAAATCCTCTAGTACTTCTATTAGGAGATAACAATGAGAACAATAGTTCTTAAACTAAGACAAAGTATTTGCAACGAGGGAACATTCTGTGAAGTAATGGAAACATTATGTCTATTAGGCATAGTGTCAGCCACTATATTAGCAATGATGCCTCTCGTCTAAAGTATGTATGTCAAGTATGGAATTTATAACATAAGCCGAAGTTATAACGAGGGAGGCTTATGATTACTGTAAGTTCTAATGCTTTAGAGAAAATAAACGACCGAATCGCCTCGCACCAAGTGTGGGGCGTAAGGTTACTAATGAAACCCGGCGGCTGTGGAGGCTGGGAATGGGAATTAAATTACGAAGACGAACCTAGTCAAGGTGATGAGGTATTTTATAACAAAATAGCTGTTGACCCGATGACCATATCTTTTGTGGAAGAAATAAACATTGATTACACAGAGGACGGATTACAGGAAATGTTTTTAATAACAACCCCTTCTGCGACAGCAGAGTGCGGGTGCGGAGAAAGTTTTACAATATGAGAATTTCAAACGAGGGCTTAGCCCTAATCAAAAAATTTGAAGGCTGTGAGTTAACAGCATATAAGTGTGCAGCTGGTGTATGGACTATTGGATATGGTCATATAAAAGATGTATATGAGGGACAAAAAATAACTCAATCCGAAGCAGAGTCAATGCTTCAACATGAAATGGAGGAGTACGAAAACTATATCAATGATTTAGTAACCGCCCCTCTTAGTCAAAATCAATTCGATGCCCTTGTTTCTTGGGTATTCAACCTAGGTGCAGGCAACCTTAGAGCTTCTACATTACTTAAAGTAGTAAATGAAGGCGATATGGACGGAGTACCAACACAAATCAAAAGATGGAATAAAGCAGGTGGTAAAGTTCTAGAAGGACTTATCCGTAGGCGTGAGGCTGAGGCACTGTTGTGGCAGGGAGACTCGTGGGAAAATGTCTGAAAGACTGAAGAGAATCTTTCACTTATTAGCAGAATATTGGTTTTGGTTCAAAAGTTGGTTTATAACTTATTACAGTTTAAAAGTAAGTTATAATGCAACATGGGGAGACGCGGATGACCAAGAATTTATAGTCAAGAAGTTCATTAAGAAGAAACCAAATTTCATATCATTCTACACAGAAGATGGAGATTTCGTAGAGATTAGTGGTGCTGAAGGACTTAATTATAGGATAACACAATTATGAATCAAGCGTTAATAGGAGTAATATTAGTTCTCGGAATGGGAAGCTATTATTTATACCAAGAAAACGGAACACTCAAAGCGAATAATATTCAACTAGAAGGTGCAATAGCGACTCAACAAGAAGCTATTGATACTATGGAAGCAGACTTCGTTTTACAGGCTGGACAACTACAAGAGATGACAGTCAAGAGCCAGAAGGCTCAATTAGAACTGAATAGATACAATCAATTTATTCAAAATTATGAGCTGGCAGCAAAAATCATTGCTGACCCAGTTTCAATGCAAAGGAAAATAAACAATGGTACAAAACACATTATGGAAGAAATCGAGAAGCTCAGTGACAACATTGACAATCTTGATGATGGCTTGCAGTTGCAGTCTACTTCCAACTAAACAAGTAGAGATAGTAGCAAAACCACTGGATAGAACAATCATTCAACCAGTGATGCCTAGAGCAATAGATTTGCAAGACCCTACATGGATAGTAGTAAACCCAGATAACTGGGAAGACCAGCTGTATCTTATCGAACAGCAAGAAGGCGAGATAGTATTTTTAGCTATGACCATACCAGATTATGAAATTATGGCTTACAATATGCAAGAACTCAAAAGATATATTACTGAATTAAAAGATGTAGTAGTATACTATAGAGAAGTTACAATGCCCAACACGCAGAAAGATGAGAAATAAGTTAGCTACTACTGGAAGACTTGAGGCGTTGTTAAAACAACAAATCAAAAAGTACCCTAATCAAAGGGTAAGACTTGAGAAGGAGATATTAAAGCTTCGGCTCAAGAAAGAGAGGAAATGACTATGTTAATGGAACTAGTTGGAACTGTTACTTTGATAGTAACAATATGTAGCTTAATTGCTGCATCAACACCTACTCCGAAAGATGATGTATGGATGGGCAAGTTATATAAACTTGTTGATTTACTAGCATTAAATATCGGCAAAGCTAAAGAAAAAGCTGGAGTATAGGTATGAGTAATCAAGAGCAGTTTAGTGGAGACATGAGCCGTAACGAGGTTGAAATAGACCTGAATAAGTTTATGTCAATGGTCACCGAAATAGGTGAACTAAAGGCTAAGATTATGGAGTTGGAAAACGACAAAGAGCCTGATAATCCATGGCAGAAATGGATATGGTTATCAAACATGATAGACGCATGGAGAATATTCCCTAGAGCGTTTT